GGCGATCCAATGAGGGAGGCGATCCAATGAGGGAGGCGATCCAATGAGGGAGGCGATCCAATGAGGGAGGCGATCCAATGAGGGAGGCGATCCAATGAGCGCCATCGCCCTCCCCGCGCCGCTGACCTGCACGAACCGAGACACCTATGAGTAACACACAGGACGATAGCAACACAGACAACGCTAGTTTTTCCAACGCAAGCCACCTTCTCGGCATTGAGGCGGCGGCGGAGATGCAGAGATATTTCGATCAGCGCTGCACTGACATTGCCAGCTATTTCGGCATACCGACTATGTTTGTCCACCATCTGCGCGAGAGCAACCCGCTCTACTGGGAGATGTTGGAGCGGCGATGGATGACCGAGACATTCGGCCCGCTCGCGCCTCTCTACCTCCTAGAGCAGCAGGCCCGCGCCGACCGTAAGGCCCTGCGGGACGCCCGCCACGCCGCCCGCCGGGAGGCGTGGGCGAAGGGAGAGAAACAACGTACCCTTGACACGCCGGAACTGAGTGACGCGCAAGAAGCGGAGGCCGTATTCGGTCCTCTTGCCTGTAGTCCTCCTCCCTCTAATTCCGCCCGCCCTCCTCTCTGGCAGCGGGCGACGCTTGCCCTGATGGACGCGCTGCGCGGGATGACTGCCCCGGCCTGCCTTCTGGCTTTTTCCTATCTCGTCTTCGTTTGGCTGGCCCACCACGACTTCCTGCCTCACGACTTCCTGCCCCACTGAAAGACTGACCTCATGACCACAACAGCAACAACCGAAATGACGCGCCCCGGCAGCAATGGCAGCGGCACGGCTTTGGCTATCGCCCCGTCGCGCAGCCCAGCGAACCTGGTGATTACTGACGAGCACCGGAATATCTTGAAGGGCATGGTGGACCGCAACGCGACGCCGGCGCAGGTGGAGATGCTGATCGTGGTCGGCAACCGCTACGACCTGGACCCCCTGATGGGGCATGTCGTCCTCATCAATGGCAAATGTTTTGTCACCCACAAGGGCCTGATGCACAAGGCGCACACGTCCGGCGTCTTCGACGGCATCCGTCACGGGTTTGGGCGCGACGAGCAGGGCGACTACTGCGAGTGCTACGTCTTCCGCAAAGACATGAGTCACCCCTTCGAGGGGCGCATCTACCTGGATGAGTACCGCAGCGCCGGGCCGGTCTGGAAACAGTACCCGCGCGCGATGGCGGCCAAGACCGCCGAGTCGTTCGTTTTGCGGCGTGCCTTCGACGTGTCCCTGACCAGCCAGGAGGAGATGGGCGTAGACCGGGAAGGAGATGCCACGGCGGAAGCGCCCCGAATGGAGCAGGGGAGGATGGAGCAGGGGAGGATGGAGCGACCCCGCCTCAACTCGCCGACCGCGCGGCCAGCGGAGGCGGGTCACTCCCTGCGCCCGTCTCCCCAGGACGCCCCGACCTGCGAGGACTGCGGCAAGGAACTCACCAGGGCGCAAGCAACACTCTCATTCACCAAACTGGGGCGCACACTCTGCCCTGTTCACCAGCGTTCCCCGCTGCCCGCCCCGCCGCAAGAGGAAACAGAGCAGGTGCCGGAGAGTGGCTTTGCAGAACCGGCCCTGCTGGACGTGCCGGCCGACGATGACGGCGTTCCGACAGGGTTCACGGGATAAGGAGCCTGCATTGTTCGCAACATTCTACGAAAACAGCCGCCTGCCGATGGCGAACAGCCACCTCTTCCGCCCCGCCGCCTACACCTGCGCGGCCCCGTACACCTACCGCCTGGGCGACGTGCTGGACGTGTGGGCAGCCCGGCAAAGACATCCCGTTCATGTGCGGCTGGTCGTCACCGACCGGGGGCAGCTGGGGGCAGGACACCTCGACCTCTCGCCTGCCCCGTTCCGCGCGCTCGCAGGGAGCGGATGGCGCAAACAGGGCGTCCTGCGCGGGCTGCACTGCCGGGTCGTCAGGCGCGGGCGGCGGGGACGGGAGTAAATAACCCCATTGCTAAAGCAAGGGGCTTTGACAGTCGCGAAAGGCGATGCCTCTGATGTCTTCCTTGACTCGCGCCGTCCATAGGCTTGTTTACAGTCAAGCCCGTGCCTCACCAGTCGCCTGGGGGCCACTTCTCAGAAAACTGAGAACCGTCTCAAGATTTTACGAAGCAAAACGGCATGAGTTGCTTCAACCGCCTATCTTGACTTGGGAAGGTACAGAACTGTTATCTCCGCAAGCGGAGTGCCTTTGACCTTGTGTATTTACTCTGAAACACACAGGGTTGTTATACCCCTAAGAGGCAAACATTTAAGAGGCAAACATTGAAACGAAAGCCAGGCAATATCTTGTCCTCGGAAGGGCAAGGCGGCGTTTCCTCCCCATGTCTAAAGCCAGGGGCCTCCGCGCCGCTCGGAGTGGTGAAGACGAATGAAAAAACCTGTGGGGACCTATGAGATTCTGGCGACCTGTGAGGTTTGCGGCGTCGCCCTGGTCGGCGCGGAGAAGCGGTGGTGCGTCAAGTGCCTTCGGACATGCGCCTACTGCAAGGGCCGCACGGGCTGCTACGAGACGGAGGACGAGATCGGGCGCAGCTACTACCTATGCGGGGACTGTTCGGGGCAGCACACTTGGCAGGACGACATTTTCGGGGCGGACATTGAACGAGTTTGACGCGGGGGAAGAAGGGACGAGTTGAAACGAAAGCCAGGCAATATCTTGTCCTCGGAACTAGTTCCTGCTTCGCAGTTCGGGGGGCAGGGTCTTGCGTCCCGCCCCCTCCTGCTTGCCGCCGAATTGCTTCTTCGGCTTGTCCATTTAGGATGTCTGATTTTAGACCCCCACGCGTTAGACCCCCACGCGATGCGCCCGCGTCTCGCACCACTCACAGCCGTTGCTGCTGTGTGCCGCCGACAGTTCGGCCCAGGCCGCGTCGTCGTCCACGTCGGGCAGAGCGTCGTACTGTTCGGCAGGGAGTTCGGCGTTGCAGTAGGCACACTCAACAGTGTCACCCGCGTAAAGCACTTCGCCGTCAACGGTCGTCGTCACGATGTCTTTGGTCTCGGTCGTCATGTTGGTTTCGGTCGTCATGGTCGTTTCCTTCTGCGTTTGGCCGCCGCCTTTGTTTTGCTTACGAGGTTATTATACCCTACTGTATATACAATGTCAATACTATTGCAAAGTATTTTTAGCACTATTTTTCAGGCGAGCGTTGAGCAAGGCGCGTCCGTACAGGCGCGGTGCGGGCCGCCCGTTTTGCCACTCGTCAAGCGTCTTGTCCTGCTTGCTCCCGTTGCACGGGCGGCAAGCCGGGTTGATATTCTCCGGCGTGTTCTCGCCGCCTCTTGTGATGGGGTGGATGTGATCGGGGGAGAGTTCGGTTTCTTGGCCGCAGTAAGCGCATTTGCCTTGATGCCGCGCCTTAATGTCCAGCCAGTCCGCAACGGTGAGGGTGCTTTTGACGCCCATCATGCGAGCGCGAGCCGCCTGACTATGCACCGTCGCTTTTTCCCTTGCCGTCGCCATTGGGTTTCTCCTCATTAGCCTTGATAGCCTTTTCGCGACTCTTTGCCATTTCTTTGATTGCCGTCTCGATAACGGCGGTGCGATTTGTCAGCTCATGTGCCGCCAGAACGTCAATCAGACGATCAACCTCCGGGTGAAAACGATAGGACTTAGGATTGATTTTAGACATTTTACTCCCCCTGGCAGCCGCAGTAGCCGCGCGCCGCGTACTGCTCGGAGTAGTCCACCTTGCCGCCGCACACGCGGCACCGGGGCGCGGGGGCGGCTTTCTTCGGGGCGTTGACGCCGCCGAGGAGTTCGCACTGCTCGGCGGTGAGGGCTACGAACTTCGCGCCCCAGGCGATGACCTTCACCATCGTCGGGTTCCGCACGTTGCCGGTCTTGATTTCGGTCGGCCCCGCGTTCCGCCCGCCGCTCACGCCGTCAAGGACGACTTCGTAGCGGGAAGTCCGGGCGCCGCCGTCATGGCAGAAGATTTCGGCGGTCTTGCCGCTCGGGGTGGTGGTCGTCAGCATCAGGGTCTTGGTTTCGGTGGTCGTCATGGTATTCAGTCTCCTCGGTCTTGGTTGCTTACGAGGTTATTATACCCTACTGTATATACAATGTCAATACTATTGCAAAGTATTTTTAGCACTATTTTTCTTGACGGCAACGGCAGCAGAAACGCAGGCCATCTACTCACGAGACATCCCCATAAATGGGGGAGACTTCCGCGCTTTTCGCTAAGGAGAAAATCGATGACGAATGAAGAGACGACGCCCGAACAAAGGGCGAAAGCGACCGTGGCGCGGGTATTCGCCGCACTCCATGCATTCCCCGACGATGTAAAGTGGCAAGAACTTCTGCGCGGGGGGAGGTGGCAGGTAGAGGCCGCCATATCCGGCGGCAGGCTGACCGGCTTCGCCGCACACGACGGAGAGTTCTCGATCGCGGCCAGCAAAAACTGGGGCGACTGCCAGATGACCCTGATGAGCGGGTCATGCGCCGAGCGAACGACAGCCGATGTCGGGGGCGCTTCTAAAATCAGACATCCTAAAGCCCCCGCGACTGACGAAGCAGAAACACAATCTGTCCATTCAGGGAGGGAGACTGCTGATGGGCAGCGACGACCAAAAGTCTCATAACAAAACCTTTCGTAATCACCATGTCGTAATTACCATGGACTTGCTCGACATCGTCGAAAAACTTGACAGGACACGCGCGGAACTAACAAGCCTGGAAAAGTTTGTTCTGGAAAAGTTTGTTCTGGAAAAGTTTGTTCTGGAAAAGTTTGTTCTGGAAAAGTTTGTTCTGGAAAAGTTTGTTCTGGAAAAGTTTGTTCTGGAAAAGTTTGTTACTGCGCTCCCTGCCGACCCTGCACTAATGCTAACGATAGCAGGAGTGCGTAAACGTCAGGAACATCTTGGCTTGCGGTTCGCACAAGCAACCGAACAGCAAAGCAAGGAGGCCCGCCGTGGCCCAGAATAGCAAGATCGAGTGGACTACTGCATACCACGAAGACGGCAGCCCCCAGTGGACAAACAAGATCATGTTGGTAGAGACGGCGCTGCCCCTCCCGATGCGCCGGAAGAAGCCCCAGCGCATTTTTGTCAACAGTACCAGTGATCTCTTTCACCCGGACGTGCCGTTTGACTACATCGACAAGGTGTACGCGGTGATGGCTTTGTGTCCGCAGCACACGTTCCAGGTGCTGACCAAGAGACCGGAGCGGATGCGGGAGTATCTAGGAGAAGTGGTGCGCCCGATGACGCGTCTGGGGGCGCAAGGAGCGCCGGACATTGAGCAGTACACCGACGAGTGGATGGCGTCAAGGGAAAACAGCGTGCATAAGCAGATCGGGCCGATGTCCGACGCGGGGGTCGGGGCAGAACCTGGTGGCTACAGTGCGCCGGGCTTTAAGGCCTGGCACAGTCGCCGCCTTGCCCTCCTGGACCGATATTGGAATCGGTACGGTCAGTGGCCTCTGTCGAACGTCTGGCTGGGCACCTCGGCGGAAGATCAGGAAACAGCCGACAGGCGGATTCCCGAACTGCTCCGCTGCCCCGCCGCCGTCCGCTGGGTCGTCGTCGGCGGGGAGATCGGGCCGGGGGCACGCCCGTTCGACGTGCAGTGGGCGCGGGACGTGGTCGCCCAGTGCCAGGCCGCCGGGGTCGCCTGCTTCTTGCCGCAAGTGCAATAGTTCCAAGAACGACCGGACGGTAGAGGAGTGGCGAGCATGAATACTGATTTCCGCATCTCCGTCGGCTATTTTGAGCATCCCAAGATTATGAAGCTGGAACGGCGGCTTGGAGAGGTCGCGGTACTAGCTCATATTCGCCTGTTGCGCTTTGCCAGTATGAACAAGCCGGATGGCATCCTTAACGAGATGGACGCGGAGGAGATTGCGGACGCAGCCAAATATAAGGGCGACGCCGAAACATTCCTATCTACCCTGGTCTCCGTGCGTCTCTTAGATCAAGACGAGGCGGGCGGACTTACCCTTCATGACTGGGCGACTTGGAACCCGTGGGCGGCAGGGCACGCCGCGCGGTCTGATAAAGCAAAGGCGGCGGCTACCGCCCGGTGGAGACCATCATCCTCGGATACTGCTACTAGCATGGAGGATACTGCTACTAGCATCATTGAGCAATGCTCCGAGCATAGCCAAGCAATGCCCCTCTCCATCTCCGAATCCTTTCCATCTCCAGAAGAGAAAGAATTCTTGCTCGAATCGGCAGAGCCGATTGCGAGCGAAGAGGAGCAGGAAGCCGTGCAGGAAGCCGTGCAGGAAGCCGTGCAGGAAGCCGTGCAGGAAGCCGTGCAGGAAGCCGTGCAGGAAGCCGTGCAGGAAGCCGTGCAGGAAGCCCAGACGGTGAAGCCGCCTGAGAAAAGCCCTGCCGCTGCCCCCCGTTCCGCGCTCCTGCTCCGGTTTGACTGCTGGTATAAAGCCTATCCCCGGAAGCGAAGCCCTGGGGAAGCAGAGAAGGTGTGGCTGAGGATCAAGCCGGACTCCGCGATGCTCCAGGAGATGCTTGCTGCACTCGAATGGCAAAAAACGAGCCGCGACTGGCTCAGAGAGGGCGGGCAGTTCGTGCCCTACCCGGCATCTTATCTCAACAACAAGGGCTGGCTCGACGAGCCGGAAGCAGGCTCGCCTGGGCAAATCCCCGCCCCGCCGCCTCCCGTGCGGCTCTATGACCCGGCGAAAGACCCGAAGTTTACCCAAAGGAGCGCCGCATGAGCTTAAGGAGTGCCGCATGAGCTTCCAGACCATGACCGAGAGGGCGAACAAGCGCCGCCGCGCCGCCCCGCCTACGGATCGGCCCGCCCTGGTGCTGCAAAACTACGCGCCGCCCGCAGAAATTGATGCCGAGTCGTGGCTGCTGGCCTGCATGCTGTGTTTCCCGGAGGAATGCGCGCGCTGGGCGCAGGAGATGGACGCTGCTGATTTTTACCGGCCCGCCCATCAGAGCATCTTCCGGGCCTTGCAGGGCATGGTCCGCAGCGGCGGCGAGATCAACGCCGTGACTGCGGTTGCCGCCTGCAAGGCGGCGGGCACGGCGGAGGAGTGCGGCGGGGCAGAGTATGTCAATGCGCTGTTTTTGCTGGACGCTTACCAGAAAAGCGCCGGGAGTTATGCCGCGCTCGTGAAAGAATCCGCGCGCAAGAGGCGTATGGCGGAGACCGCCGTCGCTATCCTGGAAGCCGCCTCCGGCGGAGCGTCCGCAGGCGAGATGGCGAACCTGTCCGAGACGCTTGTGATGAACACGCCTCTTTTGCCGGGTGAGCAGAGCCGGTCGGCGCGTGATATTCTGCGCGATCTGACGGACAAACTTGAGGAGCAGGCGACCAATCCGCGCGCCCTGATGGGACTGACGACGGGTCTCTCCTGCGTGGACCGGATGACGAACGGCCTGCAAGCCCCGGATATGATCGTCCTGGGGGCAAGGCCAGGCGTCGGCAAGAGCGCATTGATGAGCGGCGTGGCCGCCCATGTTACGCGGGGTGGGGAACCTGTGCTGATTTTCTCAATGGAGATGTCTCAGGAGCAGGTGATGACCCGGATGGTCTGTGTGGACGCGCGCCTTGACTCTCGCCGCCTGCGTTCGGGCCTCTTGGGGCAAGACGAATGGAATGCCTATGCCGACTCTGCGCGCTGGCTGTATGACGCGCCCCTCGTCATCAACGACCGCTCCGGGGTGACGCCTGCCTATATGCGCGCTGAAATCCGAAAGTTCATCCGCCGTTACGAGCGCCTGTCCCTGATTTGCGTGGATTATCTCCAGCTCATGCGCGCCGATGTGCCGACCCAGAGCCGCTACCAGGAACTGACCGAGGTGAGTATTGAACTCAAAGGCATGGCGCGGGAGTTCGATGTGCCGCTGCTGGCTCTCTCGCAGCTTTCCCGCGAAAGTGCAAAGCGCGACAACAAACGCCCAGCTCTGGCAGATATTCGTGAGACGGGCCAAATTGAACAGGATGCCGATGTCGTCATCTTCATTCATCGCCCCGACCAACTGACGCCGGACGGAGCCGGTTATGGCACGGCTGACTTCAACGCACCCGCTCAGTCAAGAGACGCGGAACTCATTTTTGCCAAGCAGCGCAACGGGCCGCAGGGGATTGTCCGCGCCGACTTCGTGGACCAATTCGCGCTCTTTTTGGACCGAGAATAGGACGAAGACGACTCCTTTGCAGACTGAAAAAACACAAGAAGTCGCGACACAAGAGCGCGAGAAAGCGAGAGCGGCATGAGCAAGAGTTTAGCGCCCGATTGCATCATGGAGGGTTTTCTTGAAAATCGCGATGTGGGCACCGTCCCGGACGGTGCCCACGCGCAAGACGACCCCATTATTTACGGGGGCAAGTCCACGACCTTGCGCGAGATGCACGCCGCAAAACGTCTCACCCCACTGGTCGTTCGGGCTGACCAGATTCCGCCCTACATCCGCATTCCGCCCTACACCCGCGAAGGTCGGCCTGCTTATATGTGCGTCGTGAAAGGCACGTCCCAGGGGTGGGAAGTCAGCAAAGAGACGCTGCTGCTCATGTTCAAAGGCCGAGAATAGAACGGAGACGACCCCTTCCCCGCCCGCCGCCAGCACTCGACTTCAGGGAAATGTGGGTGCGGCGGGGGAGACTGAAAGGAAAACTGACGTTGACAGCCACTAAATCCACCTCCAAAAAACCTACCGCCAAAGCTTCCCCCGCAAACAAGGTTTCGAGCATGCCGCGCGGGATGCGCTTCTGCCCTCTGTGCGGCGCCAACCGCCCCCAGTCGGAGTTCTACTTGTCCCCGTTCTGCACGGGCGAATTGTTCCCACTCTGCGAAAGGCACTTGGCCGAGCGCGAGGCCGAGGCCCGCGTGGAAGCCGCCCGCGCCGCCCTTGCCCGCGCGGGCATCCGGCCCCGCTCCCCGATTGTGGAACGGCGGGAATAGCCCCTTTTAATTGGTAATAATATACTTGGGTAATAATATACTTGTTAATTTTGCCCCCTAGCAAAATAGCGAAACGCCGCAAAACCCCTTGACGCGCCCGCCCGCCACGGTGTAGGATAATAGCACAAGTTTCTTCGTGACTTCCTTCTAGCCCAGTGCGTGAGGCTCTAAACTCCGTATTTTCTTGCTCATGCTACGTCTCAGCCCTTTTGCCGATCCCCCAGGAGAATGACCGTGAGTGACAAACCCACCCGCCACCAGCGTCGTGAAGCCCAGGCTGCCCGCTCTGTTGCCGCCCGCGCCGTCGGCCTGTCTTACGGCCCCTGCGAATGCCGCCGCGAGGATGCCGACGAGCACCTGCCCGTTTCCACCGTCGTCAACAACGTCGAGCAGGTCACGACCAAGCCCGTGCAGTGGATCACGACCCGCAACCGGGGGATACTGGAAAGCGTTGTCCACCGCGCCCCGGCGGAGACGCTCTGAGGGATGCGCCCTGATGGTTTCCCCCACACGCCTCTTGAAACTGGGCCTGAGCGTCGAAGAAGTGGCCGCCTGGCTGGGGATGACGGCGGAGCAAGTCGAGACGAAGGTTCGGGAAGCGGGCGATCAGAGGAATATTCCGGCCTCTTAACCGTCCCCAATTTCTTAACCGTCCCCAATTGGGGACGGCTGCAACGAAACTAAAACGGTTTCATTTTCTTCGCATTCTGTGCCGACTCTCGATGGCAGATAGTCCCCATGCCTAGAAAGCAAAACCCAGGAGCGGACGTCACCTCTCTGACGGTCCAAGACACGGAAGAGGAGTATGCGAACGGTCCAAAGTTCACCGAAGAGCAGCAGGAGGAGATCAAGTATCTCGTCCGCCGCATGATCTATGCGGACTTCAACATTACGCCGGCCATTGTCTCGCGCGGCCTGGACCAGCAGGGGTACGACGTCTCTCGCCAGCTCGCACGCAAGTACGTGGAGCAGGTCAAAAAGGAGGACGCACAGGCCGAGCGCGTCCGGGCCGAGATCCCGGACCTGGTTGCAATCCGCGCTGCCCACCGCAAGCACCGCGAGGCCATCTTCACTGCCGCGATGTCCGACAAGCAGCTCGCCCAGGCCAACCGCGCGCTGGACGCTCTGGCCGCCCTGGACGGCGTGGCGGTCGTAAAGTCTACAGTCACGGTCGAAGGCAAGGACGGCGGGCCGGTACAGGTGGAGGACGTGACGCAGATGTCGGACGGCGCTCTGCGCGCCGCTCTCGCCGCCGCTCGTGCCCGAAAAACGGAAGCCGGGGAGCAAGAAGCCGGGAATGATGACTGAGGCGAATATCGAGGAAGAACTGCTGAGGCGGGAACTCGCCCGGCGACACCTCGAAGACTTCGCCGAGTATTGCTACAACGGCTACATCGCCGGGCCAGCCCACAAACTCATCTGCACGGAACTGGACCTGGCCGTGGAGCGTGTCCAAGCAGGCCTGGACCAGCGCCTCATCTTCACCTGCCCGCCCGGCCTCGGCAAGAGCCTCCTGATCTCCCGCCTCTTCCCGGCTTTCGTGCTCGGCAGCCATCCCGACTGGCGGCTCATGCTCACGAGCTACGGCGCCGATCTCGCCCAGGAGCACAGCCGCGAGGCTCGCAACCTCCTACGCTCCGACGAATACGCCAACCTGTTCGGGCGCCGTGCAACCTGGGAGGAAGACGAAAACGGCGTCCCCGAACCTGCGGTCGAGCTTGCCGAAGACAGCCAATCCGTCAAAACCTGGAACATCGCCCGGCCCTACCGGGGCGGACTGTCCGCCACAGGCGTCGGCGGCGCGCTCACTGGGCGGCGCTTCCGCGTCGGCATCGTGGATGACCCCATTAAGGACTTCTCCTGGGCCGAGACGGACAAGCGGCTGACCGACCAGATCAAGTGGCTCCAGACGACCTTCTACACGCGCCGGGAGGTCATCGGCGCTACGCTCATCGTCATCGTGATGACGCGCTGGGCGGTTGGCGACCTCGTTGGCTACGTCAAAGAGAAAGCGGCCAAAGACCCGGCTGCCGACCAGTACCGCGAAATCCGCATCCCGGCGCTGTCCGAAACGGAGAAAGAGGCCGAGGGCGAAACGCCCGACGCTTTGGGGCGCACTGAGCCGGGCAAATCGTACTGGCCTGGGATCGTCACCGAGCAGCAGCTCGAAACCACGCGCGCCAACAGCACAGAAATGATTTGGGCCGGCATGTACGGCCAGCGCCCCCGCGTGGCCGAAGGCAACCTGATCAAGCGCGGCTGGTTCCGTTTCCTGGATGCCCCGCCCGCCCATGACGTGGAGTGGGTGCGCTCCTGGGACCTGGCCCAGACAAAGAAAGAGGTTGGCAAGGCTGACCCTGACTGGACCGTCGGCAGCAAAGTCGGACGCTGGCGCCATAAAGACGGCGACCAGACCGAGCTGCGGACTGTGATCGCAGACCAGCAAGCCTGTCAAGAAACCCCCGCCAACGTCAAGAAGCTGATCAAGGACACGGCCAGGGCGGACGGCTACGGCGTCCCGATCATCGTCGAAGTCGTGGCGACCTGGGAGGCGTTCTTCCAGGAACTGTTGGACGACGAGGAACTTTGGGGCTACACGCTCCTGAAGGACAAGCCCCATACGGACAAGGTGGTCCGCAGTGCCGGCTTCCGAACGCGCGCCGAGAACGGGCGCATCTACCTCGTCGGCACACTGCTGACCCCATGGATCGTGGCGTTCCTCAATGAAGCCGCGCTGTTTCCGAACGGCCCTCACGACGACCGTGTGGACAGTCCCGTGAGCGGCTACAACCACTTCCTGCCCAGCGACGAAGAGTTCACCGGTTCGGCCCCCGCAGTCATCCGAGGCGCAAGCGGCTGGAACAAAGGGCCGAGCAGGACGACCGGAAGACGCTAAGAGCCGGGAAGACGTTAGAAAATGCCAGAACAGCCGCCCGAAACTCCTGAGGTGAATCCTAATGTCAAGCGCACGCTCCTGAAGGGCGCCATCGCGGGAGGACGGCAGACTCAGCCACAGAATTACAACCCCTTCGGCGGGATGCCTTATTCGTTCGTACCCCGCCGCCTGCTGTCGGGGATGGACCTCTCGCAGTACCACGCCTCGGACTTCGCGCCGTGGATGCTGATGCAAATCCTCGCCGATAGCCACACCGACGTGGGCCTGGCCTTGTGGAACGTCCTGCGGCTGGGCACGAAGGGATTTAGCTACGACGTGAAGGACTTGGCCGGGCAGGATGACCCGGAAGGCAAGGCCCTGCTGGACAACTTGGTCCCCCGCCTGAACCGCAAGGCGGGCGGCATCAAGGCCATCCATATCCAGCAGATGCTGGCTTGGTATCTGTACGGAGCGACCTGCGGCGAACTTGCGCTGACCGAGGACTTGCGGGACGTGCTCGACCTGTTTCCGGTCAACCCGTTCACCATCATGTTCCACCGCGACGCCATCACGCAGGATTTGGTGATGTATCAGCAGCAGCTCTTTCAGGCTAGTAAGACTGGAGCGGCGAAGGCTGCGCCCGTGATAGGGTCTGCAACGGGCGGCGGTGGGTATCGCGCGCTCAACGACGAGATGGTCCAATACATCCCGTGTGACCCCACCATTGACGACCCCTATGGGCGCATTCCCTCTGCTACCGTCATCAACGAGGTCTTCTTCGACATCGGCTTCCTCGCCGACCTCCAAAAAATCGTGCATGGCGTCGGGGCGCCCAAGTACGTCGTCACCATCATCGAAGAGATTATGTCGAAGACCTGCCCGCCCGCCATCAAAAACGACTCGACGAAGTACGCCGCCTGGCTCGACGCGCGGCTCGGCGAGGTTAGCGATGCGTTCAACGGGCTGGAGCCGGACGACGCGCTGGTCGTCTACGATAATGTCACGCTCGACATCGCTTCGGCCAAGTCCGGCACCAACATCCTGGGGCTGGTAACACCGCTGACACGGGCTATCGAGCGGCGGATCATCAAAGCCCTGAAAATGATGCCGATCCTCATGGCCTCCAATGAAGGCACCACAGAAACGCATGGCTCCGTGCAGTTCGAGATATTCGCCGAAGGGATCGCCTCCGCCCAGGAAGCCATCGCCTCGATGGACGCCCGATTTTTCAAGCTGTATCTTCAGCTCATGGGCCGGCAGTGCCTGGTGACGTGCGAGTTCGCTGCCATCAAGACCGCCAACCGCCTCGTGGTTGCCAATGCGGAGAACAAAGAGATCATCAACGCGGCCTTGAAAGAGGCGCTAGGATACCAGAGCCACGACGAGAGCAGCATTGAAGTGACTGGCAGCGCCGCTGTTGGACCCGCGATTGACGGGATGCTGGCCGCCGTCGTGCCGCCTGTCACAACCCCATCCGCTGAAGCCCCTGCCGGGGCACGGGAATGGGTCGCGACGGAGTTTGAAGAACTTTTTAAGCGACTGTGGGCTGAAAATCAAAAGGCTGAGGAGGAGGAAGATGTTGACCTTAACGCATGAAAGAGTTGTCGTCCGCCTCAGAAGATTCTACTTGACTATTTGGTTCAAAGTCGCGTTGTGGGGATGGCGCTGGAAAATATCCCGTCAATCCGGCACACATATTATTTGCGGCCCTGTTGAGCTGTATCAGTTTGGAGCGACACGATGACCTTGCAATTCTCGCCTGATAAAAAGCGCGTCCTGTGCCCAGGATGCCGCCAGTTCCAGCCCGTGCTGACCCAGCGGCGCGACGGCGACATGACGCTTGTGTGCGGCGCGTGTCTGCACGGCATCTCTCAGCAGCCTGACGATCTGGAGGCCGCGCGGGGCATGGCGGCGCGTGAGCTGCCGGAACGCGAAACAGTCGCATGGCTGACCGACTCAGGCAAAGCCGCCTGCGCTGCGAAGGGCGGCAAGAACCTTCCAGAACCGACCGTCGAGACCCGACCGGCCCAAAACGAGGGGACGCGGTAACCTATGAAAGGTTTGTTATGACCAACCTGACGCTGGAAACACTTGCCGAGCGGATGTCCCCGGACGACGTGCTGGTCGGCGCGCGGTTTGAGGCCCTGAGCGCTGATGACCACGCCGCCGCGCTGGACCGGGCGGTGAAGTCCATCAACCGCAAGCACGCGCGGGTCCCGCAGACGGCAGACACGCTCCACATTTTCCCCGCTGTGATGAGCAACGATGCTCTGGACAGCCACTTCTCGCGCATGGACGAGACGAGTCTGAAAAACTACGCCCAGGACGCCGGCGCGGGCGTGCCTTTTATGAACAGCCACCGCATGGGTCGTTTCGGGGGCGAACTGCCGCTCGGTCACACCTATGAGGGCACTTACGACGGCGAGGGCAGCCGCAAGCAGGCGCGCGCCGGCATCTACATGATGCGCGGCCTGAAGCCAAATGGAGACGCCGGGGTCGCCACCGACGACATGATGCGCGCCATTGACAGCGGCACGGTCCGCGACGGATCGGTCGGCTTCTACGGCGGCAAAAGCCTCTGCGACATCTGCGGGAACGACGTGCGCGACTACAACGCCTGCCCGCACATCCCCGGCACCAGCCGCAAGACCGAGAACGGCAAGATCGCCACTTATACCGTCAAGGGCGCGCGCCTGCAAGAGTTCTCCGGCGTCTCCGCCGGCTCCACCCCCGGCGCCATGTTCAGCCGGGCCGTGCTCGACCGAACCGAGCGCGCCATCGTGGACAAGCTGATCGGCGCAAGCGAAGTCAGCTACCTCGAAGAGCACTACCGCCTGGCCTTGTCCTCCAGCCGGACCCACTACAGCCTGCCAGGAAAAACCGACGAGAAATTAACCGAGGCGAAATTAACCGACGAGAAACGAGGGGGTGAGTCAAACATGAACACGAAACAATTGCTGGACACCGTAATCATCCGCGCCGCTGGAAGGCTGCCTGAAGACGTGCGGAAGGGCCTGGAAACGGCGCGGGGCGAGATGGCAGACGACAGCACCGACCCGGAACCCGTCCTGGTCGCTTTGGAGCGCACCCTGGCTGCCAGCGCAGAACACTCGGACTTGCTGGCGCAGTTCCGAGCCGCAGGCGTCGCCACGGTGGACGAGGCGCGCGCCCTGAAGTCGGCGGGCGACGACGGGCGCAGTTACCGCAAGGACCTGATTGACGAAACCCTGCGTCTGGGCGTGTCGGCCCAGGGCGACGGCTTTGCCAAAGACGTTTACACCGGCATCCTGTCCGAGCCAAACCGCTCGATTGCGGAGATCAAGGCGATGCGCGACAGCTTCCAAAAGCAGGCGCAGGCGCGCCTCAGCGGACGCAGCGCAGACGGCAGTGCAACGGGCGAAGGCGGGCGCCAGACTCAGCCCCTGCACGGGTTTGAGGACAAGGCTCCCAGTGCTGGCAAGACTGTTCCCGATGCCCGCCACTTCCGCGCCCGCAAATAAAACAGATCCAAAACAGATCCAAAACAGACCCAAACAACCGTTCCTCCCACGTCAGGCGCGCCCCGCTATGGGGCGCGCCTGCAACTTTTCCTCGCAACTTTTCCTCGCAACTTTTCCTCGCAACTTTTCCTCCCAGGAGACCAACATGGCAAACCCGCGCGACGTGCGCTTCTACGATGAGCTGGACTACCACGGCACCACCTTTAAGGGCGATGGCACTATAACCTTCTCCCAGGTCCCGACCTATGGCCTGAACCATTCCACCCAGATCGGGCTGGGCGTCACCCTCACCGGCGCTAACCAAGTCGGGCTGGGCGCGACCGGCAACCCCCTAATCGGCAAGCTCAAAGCGGTGGAAGCCGACCTGAACGTCACTGTCCAGGACGAAGGCTACGTTGTCCTCGCCTACCCACTGAACGACGCCACCGCGCCGGTTGTGGGCAGCCCTGTGACCGTGGATGGCACCGGCAAAGTCGTCAAGGCGGCGGCGGGCAACAACATCGTGTCCGGCGTGGATACTGTGGGCCTGACCTGCACCATCCACCTGCTGTAGTGACCGAGAGACCTTGCAGGTCTCCTGAAAAGGGAAAATGACATGACCGATGTAAAAGAAGGTTTTCTTGATACCTTCCGTGGCTTTAACGCACACCCGGAGCGCGGAGCCAGTCTTTATGAAAAGGCGGCGCGCGAGGGAATGCCCTTCTCGACGTGGCTGGCCGAGCGCGCGCTTGACTCCGGCTCGTTCAAGCTCGATAGCGAAGGGCAAGTCCGCAGCGATGACGGCCTGGACCCCTACGAAGAGCTGCTTCGCCAGTGCAACATCCGCGTCACTTCCGACGAGAAGGCGGGCGTCTACTGCCACAAGGTCGAGCGCTTCTTCGCCTCCGACCAGCCCTTCTCTCCCATCCTGTTCCCCGAGTTCATCAACCGGACCCTGCGCGCGCCGCTAATCCAGACGGACATCCTCGACGAAGTGATTGCCAACTACACGCCGGTGGACGGAGCCGCCGTGCGAATGCCCTATCTGGACATTCCCAGCCCCTTCAGCGGCAACGTGGACTACCGGCGCATGGCCCGCGTCGCCCAGGGCGCGGAAATCCCGCCCACCACGATCAAGGAAAAAGAGCAGGTCGCGAACCTGTTCAAATACGGGAGGTCGCTGAAGATCACTTACGAGGCTCTGCGGCGCATCCACATTGATCTGTTCACCATCCTCATTTCTCAGATCGCGCTTCAGTCCAGCCTGGATAAAGCGGCCAGCGCCGTGGACGTGGGGATCAATGGCGATGGAAACGGCAACCCGGCGATCAACTCCAACCTGACGACCCTCGACCCCACCACGACCGCAGGGACGTTGACCTACGCGGCGTGGCTGGCCTGGCAGATGTCTTTCTACCCCTACGACCTCACCACTGTGATCGCCGCGAAATCCGAGATCATCAAAATCCTGGTGATGTCGGTGCCGGGCCTGAATGCCCAGAACGTGTTCACTCTGCTCCGACCCGGCCCGGTCGAGAACAGCATTGAACTGCCGCAGGGTCTTTTCCACCAGACACGCCTGATTTACCTGCCGAGCATGACGCCGGGCCTGCTGTTCGGGCTGGACAAACGGTTTGGGCTGGAGCAGCTCAACGAGACGGGCGGCACCCTGACGGAGACCAACAAGTGGATCAGCCACCAGTTCAACGAGATCGTGATGAGCGAAGTCGTCGGACATGACAAAATACTCGCCGATGCCTGCCGCACACTCAACCTCAACGCTTAGGCTACACAGGAAGGAACTTCCCCATGTTCGTCCGATTGACCGCTGCCTTCCTCGAAGGCATCTGCACCGACCACGATCCGGCCCATCCGCACGGGCCGGACGTCATCATCACCAAAGGCCAGGGCGATGACCGCCCGGCTTTTGAAGTGACGCAGAACCCCTACATCAAGGACAAGATTCGGGAGGGCATCCTGGAAGAAGTCCGTGACTTCGACGGAACGCCTCGGAACGACCCCGCGCACCCCGACCACCCGGACAATCCTGACAACCAGCACCAGGGCGATGCGGGAGCAGTCCAGGGCTATACCGACGCGGACGTGCAGCGCATGATTGCTCAAGCATTGGCCCAGCAGTCCGAGCGGACCAGAGCTGACCAGGACAAGGCCATTGACGCGGCGGTCACAAAAGCGCTGGCGGCACAGTCGCCCAAGAGCACTAGCTGAAAGCGTTCCCTGCTGCGAAAGGTCCCACAATGCTACAACTCACAAGCCCCTCCATTACGGCCCGCGTAGATATGTCCCAGGTCAGCCTGGACTACTCCCTGCCGACTGCCGCCGGGTCAACCGGCGGCAACTACAACCTGCAACTGTTCTTGCAGAGGAAAAGCGACGGCGGCTATGAGCAGATCGTTCCGCGTGATGCCAAGTCGGTTCCTGTTCGGATCCCACTCTTTCCGAATGGCGCGGTAAACACCGGCACGGTGCAGGTCAGCCTGAAGCCGGACACCTACAGCGGCGGCAAGGCGGTTTTGTTTGCCGAGGGCAGCAATTTCAGCGACCCCGCCCCCACTGAGTTCGCCGTGGACACGGCCTTCACCGTCGCCACCGCCGCCGTGCGCGTCAAGTCGCCCATCATGGAGCCTGGCGTCCCGGTCGTTGGTGCAGACGGCAAAGTGACCGTGCCGTTCTCGATCAAGTACCCGTCCGACAAGGCGCTGTTTGACCCGGCGAGCCTGCCCTACAACGGGTTTGTGTACCAAGCCAAAGGAGACGTAACAGAGAGTGACGGCGCACCTGCGGGCTGGGTGACGCTGGACAAGTTCGTCTCCACCACGGCGGATGGCGACACGTACATGATGTATACGGGGTCGTTCGTCCTGACGCCGACGGCGAGTAAGGGGCTGAAAAATCTGCAATTCGGGCTGTATAACCAGCAATGGAAACTTTTCATGTGGGTCTGGCCGGGCGTGACGTTCGCTCTGCCCGGCTGGGTAGAGAAGGCCGACCCCGCGCAGTACCCGCCGCCCTCCAGAGCCTTTGCCAAAGGCAAAGCCCCGGTCGCCCTGGGCGGCAATTTCGGCAACGCCCTGGCCTCCCTGGGGACGGCGGCTAACGACTCGGCGCAGTATTTCTCCCTGCTGGCCTCCCTCGGTATGACGTGCCTGCGCCTGAGCTATGACGCGGACAAGTACCTGAGCGATCCGATCTATCCGGACGTGGTAGACCAGGTGGTCCAACATATGCTCATGGCTGGGGTCATGCCGTGCCTCGCGCCACAGGGGATGCCGAGTGGGTCGACGGCGGTGTCAGAAGCCGCCCTCGTCAAACTGGCGGGCACCGTCGCGGCCCGGTACGGCGGCGTCCCCATCATACAGGATGTGGTCAATGAGCCGCATCAGTATTCGACGTGGGCAGCCTGGAAGCCGGTCGCCCAGCGCGCCATTGACGCCATCAAAGCGGCCAGCCCCAACGCGCAGATCGTGGTGGGGTCAGAGGGCTACTCTGCCGACATGACGCAGGCGTCCGCCGACCCCCTCCCATCTGGAACGGTGTTTGCCTACTGCTGCCACCTGTACGACGGCGACCCGGCAAAGGTCGCGGGTCATATAGGGACAACCCTGCCCGTCTGGGTGCAGGAGTATCAGACGCCTGACCCCGCCTGGCATAACGCCGTCGCCGCTCTCCCTAACGTGATAGGCGTTGCGGCCTGGGCCTGGACAACGCCGGGGCAAGACAGCCTCAACCTCGTACAGAGCGTGGACGGGGCGGCCCTGACTTTGACCCCGACCGGGCAGGGCATCGCCAGCATTTACGCGGCCTGGCGCGCTGGGCAGGCGCTCCCCGCTGCGGCGGCCACCGTGCCTGCATCGCCCTCTGTGCCTGCATCGCCCTCTGTACCAGCCGCCCCGACTGCTGCCCCTGCGCCTGCTGCTCCCGGCGTGACACTGGCCGACGTGCAGGCACTCCTGATAGCCCTCAAAGCGCAGCAGGACGCGGCACAGGCAGACGCATCGAGCAAAAACGCCCTGGTCATCGCCGCAGTGCAGGCGAAGATGGCGAAGGATGAGGCCACTCAGAGCGTAGACGAGGCCACGCAGAAAACGGACGAGGGGAAGGATGCGGCTTTGTCTGCCTCAATCACGGCTCTGGCGTCGGCGGAAGGGCTGCTGAAAGCGCAGGAAGCAAGCGATGTGGCCGCGCTGAAAGCGCGGGTTTCTGTGGTGGAAGCGCAGACGGCGGCCATCCCGAAGACCGTCAGCGCGGCGGTCAGCACATCAGTCAGCACATCAGTCAGCGCGGCCACTGCGGGCATCATTGCCGCCGTTTATGCCAAGATGCGAGCCGCTTTCGCGTAAGAGTCAGAGATTGTACGACACTCAGTTCGCAAAAGGACAAAGCCATGACCTTCATCAAATCCACAGCAGCAGCGAGCCGACTTCAGCTCCTGCCCTCGACCACAGCGGCCTCCACTGCTGCTGCTCCGCTTCCCGTGCCTGCCGCCACGATAGATCAGGTTGTCCTGAACCGCGTTCTCACAGCGGCGCAGACCGACTTCCTGTTCTCCGCTAACCAAGCGGGCCGGGCACTCCTCTACACGCTCGTCAACGACGCGGCTTCGACGGCAGTTCTCACTGTGAGCGCGGCGACAGGCGAGACGCTCACGCACCCGACGCAGGGGACGGCCTTGACGCTCACGCTTAATCCGGGTGAGACGATCACTTTGGAAAACAAGAGCAACACCGCTTGGGTCTTCATCTGACTTGGGTCTTCATCTGACTTGGGTCTTCATCTGACTTGGGTCTTCATCTGACTTGGGTCTTCATCTGACTTGGGTCTTCATC